ATAGTTAAGACATGTATATTCATATCTTATGTTATATCTGGTGTTTTATTTTACAATATTGATAAAACTGATACAATAGTGAAAGGGAATAATAAAACCATATTATCTTATTATATTTGGACAATAGGGTTTTTAGGAACACTATTACTAACGATTTATTCAAGTAATGATTTTAACAAAGATAAAGAGATATATGTAAAAATAGTATCATTAGTCACGATAATGACATCTATCATAGGTTTTTTATATGTTTTTACTGACTGGATATCGACATTACCGATGTATATTAACGCAGTAAATGCATATAATGAAAATGCGAAACCTATTTTGGATAAAATAGGAATATTTAAAAAAGTTAAAGAAAATCTAAAATATGGTGGTAGTGTATTTTTACTAATTTTAATTTTAATTGTATTTTTAGGTATAATAGCTGTCGGTTTAGAACCTATTTTAAATAAAAAAGTAGATAGGTTTTCTTACTTTAATTTCATCTATTTGATAATTATATATATTCCTTGTTTGTTTTTAGATTTAGTTAAATATATTAATAAAGAGTTGAAATTAGCAAATAATGTAACTAATCTATTGTTGGTTATTCAAATAATATTAGTGATTTTATTTTTGGCGTATCCTACACTTTATAATGCTTTATATTTTAGAAATAGTGTGTCATTATTAAATGAACCAAAATATTTAGATACATATTATGAGGTTGGTAGCACAAAATTTCTAGAATCGAAAAAGAAATCAAGCAATTTTTTGAGAAGTGGTTATAGTAAAGATATTGAATATAGTGATGAAACAATAGAAGCATCAGATTTATATAAAAAATATAGTAATAAATACACGGATTTATTGTGGGATATATCTTTTGCAAATATAAACAATGCAAAAATGGATTCAACAAATTATATCCAAAAGGTAGAACTTACTAATATGGAAAGTAAGGCATCGAATTTACTTGAAAAAACAAATGATAGTAAACATGAGTATAAAAGATTGTATAACAATGATATTTCGGGTAATTATAATGCAGGATATCATAACAATTCATCTTTAGTATTAAATTATACATTATCATTTTGGTTTTATATAAATCCAACACAACAAAATATAATAACAGATGACTGGTTAGATGTTTTAGATTATGGCAATAAAATTAAAGTACAATATGGTTTAGTAAATTATCAAAATAACGTTATACGTTTTACGATAAGAGAAAAGGATAAAGATACATTTAAGTTTATTCATTTAGAGTCTAATATTCCATCACAGAAATGGAATAACTTTATTTTTAAGTATTATGATAATAAAGTAGATATATTTATGAATGGTATATTAAGAGATACTTTATCTAATGTATTTATAAATAGAGAAGAATATAATTTAATAACATTAGGACAAAATAATGGTATGACTGGAAGTATATGTAACATAATTTATTATCCATATTCATTGAGTATTGATAAAATAAATCAGAATTATGCTAATTTAATAAATAATAATCCACCAATAATATAATTTATTTTGATATATTATATGGACACTCTTCAAATAGTTGCTATGTTAGTTGTATTTATTTCACTTATGTTATTTGTATATTATTTCTTTAATAATAACAATAACGGTATAATAACGGACATCAATGATGCAATATACTATAAATATATTGATGCTGATGAGTTTGGGATACCTGAGGGATTAAAAAGTAAATTTGCTACATCGATATGGGTTTATGTAAATAATTGGGAATCCACGCCCAACAAAGACAAAATAATATACTATATAGGTCATAATACGATCGGCGGCGTCGCCGGCGCGACGACGGCGACAGTAACAACACACGGCCTGTTTGATGATCTAAGGAGCACTGGCATGGTTGTCATGGGATTAGACCAAAACGATGCTACATTGTATATTGATATAGCCAGCGCCGACGCGCCGGCAACATTTACAATTAATGATTTCCCATTACAAGCGTGGGTTAATGTGACATTATCAGTATACAATGATTCAATAGATTTATATATCAATGGAAAGTTAGTTTCTAGTAAATATGTGGATAATTTAATTATAAGATTTCCCTCCGGTGGAGACCGATTAGTAAGTTTAGGAAATCCGTGGAATGTTTTTAATAATGAAACTAATGATAAAAAGTATACTAATTTAACAGGCGGATTTATGGGGTATACATCAAAATTCAAGTTTTTTAATAATTCATTAACACCGAATGAAGCATATGACATATATAAAAGTGGACCAGGTGGTTCATCCTTAGTAAATATGCTTGGTAACAGAGGTTTAGATATTAATTTTATGGATGGACAAGATATAACATCCACATATAAATTATAAATAAACTATAACCATTTATTTTATATTATTATAATATAATGGAACAGGCATCTGGATTGGATAATTTGATACCTGAAGGAATAGGTTCAGAAAATACTTCAAAATCTATGGGATTTATTATGAAACTTACCTTGATAATTGTAATGGTTATGGTTGTTGTGTTTTTGGCAAGAATAGGAATGGCATTGATTGTTATGTTTAAAAATCCTAGCGAATCACCTTACATTTTAGATGGTATGCTAAGTGGTATAGAAAATAAAACAGTAACTCAAAATCCTGGTCTAACTGATTCTATTACTATTTTTAGATCAAGAAATCAAGCGTCAGGAATGGAATTTACATGGAGTACATGGTTATTTGTAAACAGCGACGGCAATTTTGATTCTACTAACTATAATCAATGGAAACATATATTCCATAAAGGTCCGGTTGATAATATTTTATCATCTACCTGTAGTGAAATGGAGGGAGGTGAACGGTGCACCCGGGTCACCAACGAATTTCCATGGTCAGGTAGTGCTGTAAATTATAATTATGAAAATGTAAACCTAAATACGACTAACTCGCAAGCGCAATCCAGTATATTGTCATATGGTGATGGTTTGTTATATTCGCCTGATTATTTATATGGTTATCAGGAAGGTATGGCTTTCGCGGTAAATTCCCCTGGACTCTACTTGTCTAAAGAAACAAACAAACTCAGATTTATAATGAGTACAATCGCACATGAAGAAATTTATGATAATTCTGTCGGAGGTAATCATGACACCAAGTTATTTGAATCAATTGATATATCAAATATACCATTAGACAAATGGTTCTGTTTGGTAATTAGAGGTAAAAACAATGTTTTAGATGCATATGTCAATGGCGTAATTCACACAAGACATTATGTAGAACATGTGATGAAACAAACATATTATGATTTACATTTTGGATTAAATAATGGATGGAATGGATATATATCATCATTAAAATATCATAATAAAGGAATATCAGCAGTAGAAATACAAAACATATGTAATAAAGGACCCAATCTTAACTCACTTTCTTGTATTAAACCAAGTGAAAGGGATAATATAAGTAAACTATCGCAAAAATTGTATGGTTATTAAATAATATTAAATAATATATTATTTAATATTATAAAGTATTTATGAAAAATATAAAAGGTGAATATTCATTAGGTTGGACAAGACCAAATAGAAATTGGTATAGGACCGATAATGTTTGTTTAATTTCATATTATACAAAAAAAGAATTAGATGAAAAAAGAAAATACGATGTACTTCAATATAAAAAAAACAGTGCAGGACTAACAAAGGCACAACAATATTCAAATATACGAAGAATTAACAGAAGTACGTGTGGTACAACCACTAGAACAATAAGTCATCCTCCAAGTGCAAGTGGTGTTCCGGGTAAATGGGATATTAAAGTTAATAATGAATTTTTAGCTATACCTACAACGGAAACAAACACACGAACACAATATTCTTCTGGGGGATCGTCTAATTATGATTACTTTAATATTACACCTAATAATTTTTCAGATCCATATAAGATTTTATCAAATACAACAATTGATATATCTTTTAAGAATGACTATATAGGTTTATCATTTGAAAAAATCAATAGTTATTCAATTAATGATATTTCAAGTGCAAGATTGTATGTTAATGAAATAGGTGCAATTTCTGATGATAACACGAAGTATTTTAGTGATGTTAATCATTGGGATCATTTAAATGGAAGTTCCTCTATATTTGGAGGGTTTTATACATCTGCGTATGAGTCAATATCAGATTTATCTGATGTTGCAATAATGATGTTAAAATATAAAATATTAGAATATAATTATACTTTTATAAAAACTTTATCAGATGCGTCGTTTAATGATATATCAAACAATAAAACATTAACAGAGTATTATGATAATTATATAGATTTTATAGATTCTAATGAAATACAAAAAGTTAATGTAAAATTAACTGAAGCTGGTGGATTCAATAAATTATCCGGTTATATTGGACAATATGATAACAAGGTATATTTTATCAGTAATCGTGATTATTTAACTAATGATATAAGTTTTGTAAACATTGATGAGACAGTTTCACCATTAAATGATAACTATCGCAGTTATATATTTGATAATAATATTAAAATTAATATGATATTAGCATGTGATTAAATATTATTTTAACTAATTTATTTAACATAAATATAATTGAATCATATAAAGCAAACATCTGTAAAAAAATGTAATTTTGTAATATTTTTCTACATATATTCATCAGTGGATCGTGAGATTTAAAAATTATTACATTATCATATATTATTTTAGATTTTATAATATCAAACGGATATGTTACCACTCCAATTTTAATAGCATTAAAGATTTTATTAGATATATAATTGCTATATTTATATCTAATAAGTTCATCTATTATGCCATCAATAATATATAATTTATATAATTTTACGATTTTTTTTATTGGAATAATCTCTAATGGATATCCTACAATGATTCGTTTTTGATTATAAATTAATGGAATTGATATGATATTCATTAGTAATACACTTATAATTAGTGATATAAATACATTATCTATGTTTATAAATTCGGTTAATCTGTAAAAAATATTGCTTATGGTATAAGAATTGATTGTAGTAATAGCAAACCCATTTATAAATTTATCAATCGTTAATGTTTTATTAACTAAATTGTTTTGTCTTATTACCTCTATAGGAGAACATAGGGAATAAGATAACGTTCGCGATAAAATGTATTTATTTGTATTTATAAGCTTTACCATTGGTTTTAAAAAATAAATAATATTTAAGTTCTTAATTCAGGATTTCTACAAATGGCATCTGATTTATAAATCAGATTTGACAAACACTCGTCAGAATCAGATACTTTTACGCAACTTCTAAATCCATTCCAATTGCCAACATAGCAATATCCTTTTTTCCCTAGATTGCCTTGTTGTACGATGCTATTACTTTCGTCTGGTTCTGGTTTAATATTAACATTGTCTACTTCATAATCTTGACCAATATTGTTTGAGTTATTCTTTTTAGCAATTGGAACAGGTATAACAGTTCTTTTGTTAGCTGTTTTTGTAATAGTAGCATCTGCTAGATCTACGGTGTCGTCAATAATTTCAGTCATTTCTCTTGTTCCTGCTGTTGTAGTTTTAATGACAGTTTTAGATGTATTACCGAAAATTTTTGCAAAGAATGATACAATGGGTTCAGTTATGAAAGCAATTTGTTCGGTTACAAATCCTATATTATTAAAAATGTTAAATCCAAATATAGCAAGTATTATAATAACTACGAATATTTTTATAAAAAATGACATATTGAAATTATTCCTAGGATTAATTGCATAATTATCAGGAACCATAGTATAGGGTTCAATTCTCGGTAATGTTCTGTTAAAGTTATCCATGTATATAATTTCAAAAGAATATATAATTTCAAAAAGACTATTAACTTTTGAAATAAATTATAACGTATAAAATATATAAATGATAGAATATTTATATATTTTATTTATACTATCAGTGTTAGATGGTATTTATATTAATAATGTTAAACACAATATGTTTAAAATGATTAAGACAATACAAAACTCCGAGGACCCGAGTATACGTAAGCAACCGATGGCATTAACATATTTATTGATGGCATTTGGTCTTTATCATTTTATAATCAAAGGGCGTAAAAGTAAAGAGGACGCCTTTATATTAGGAATATCAATATATGGTGTTTATAATTTAACAAATTATACCATATTTAAAAATTGGGACATGTCAGTATTATTAACTGATACATTTTGGGGCGGTTCGTTATATGCTTTAACAACGCACATAACTTATCGGTTTATTGGCATAAAAAAAATTTAATATTATAGTATGGATAAACATGATATTAATGATAAACGAAGTGAAAATGATTTTAAGGGAGTATCATTTTCAGGATACAAAAAAAATGATGTAAAAAAAGAACTGTTAAATAATCTATTAAAAAATAAAATAGAAAATTCGTGCAATTGGAGTGCTGAATTGATTTGTAGCGGGCATTATATGGATTTATGGGAGTTAATTTTGCTGTATTTCAGTAAACACATACATATTGGGAATCCTAAATTACCGATATATATAGCGATGCGATTTGAGAACTTTAGAACAATACTTAAAAATGGTTATGTAGGGAATGAATTGAGTATGAGAAACAATGAAAAAATTAGAAAATTATTCTGCGAAATAATATGTAATTTATGTTTGTCAAATAAAAGGCATAGTTTTGAAAAAATAAATGTAAAGTCAGATGATTTTGATATGACGCATTTTTCAGAAAAATTAAAAGCTCCTAATGTTACATATATCAAAGACATATTTACAGAAAATGACCCTAAGGAATTATATATTCCATTGAATGAATTAGGATATTGTATAGAGACTAATAATTGTCTTCAGGCTTGTTATTGGATTGAATGGATATTAGAATTTGAAAATATATGTAAAAAAAAGAAAGGAAAATGTAACGCATCTTATCGTACATTTGTAAAAGTAGAAAACAAGTACCAAAATGATATTATTTGGATAGTATGGGAAATTATATTAGAACATGTAAAAGAAAATAAACCTTTAAAAAAAATTATAGATTCATTATTAGACCTGTTTTCTATATGTTATTTGCCTACATTAAAAAGACGAAGAGTATACATCTTATATCACTCCATCTCTTTATGTTGTGAGACAATCAATTACGATATCCCTTTGT